CCTTGCCATTCAGGTGTTGCTTTTTTGCAATGAGGACACCATGTTGTATAAAAATAATATATTTCTACTACATTTGTTGGGTCGCTTCCTGCTGTAAATTCTTTATTGATCACATAATTCTTATTTATTCGTGGTGACACATACTGCTTATAGGTATACAGTGCAGCTATAATAAAAATGATAGTGACGATGAGTATTAAAAAAAAATATTTATAATTCATAAGTTTACCTAAATTCTTTTTAATAGCCTCCATTTTATTTAATATTCTTATTATATTATTATAAGAGATTATTATTATTGTTATTTAAACATAATAGTAGATAATAAGTAATAACTAATATAACTAATAAATGTTATTCAGAAATAAAGAAGGAATGTTAATTGAAATTAATAAAAACCAATATATGAATAATAAACTATATTATAATAAAATATACGATATAAAAAAACAAGGGTTTAATAAAAACAACGAAGAAACAAATAATTCTAATAATATACCTTCTTCTTATATACAATACGTATCATTCATATTAAAAATTAAACATTAATATACCATTTTTAATATACCTTTTTTTACTTATTTTTTCTAATTATATATTATTATATTTATATATATTATATAATTAATATGGTAGATTACAATAAAACGCGTAATAAAACGCGTAATAAAACGCGTAAACGCTCAAGAAAACGAGCTGATATAAAAAGTAAAATAAAAACTAAAAAAAAACAAATATATAATAAAAATGATTATTTAAGTGGAGATGGTATGTTAACAGCCGTATGGGGTCCAAGTATGTGGCATTATTTGCATATAATGTCATTTAATTATCCCAATAAACCCACTTTGGATGATAAAAAAAATTATCGTAACTTTATTTTAAATCTACAAAATGTTTTACCTTGTAAATATTGTAGAGAGAATTTAAAAAAAAATTTTAAATTTCATAAATTAACAATGGCTGTTATGAAAAATCGTCACACCTTTTCTAAATATATTTATGAATTACACGAAATAATTAATAATATGTTAGGAAAAAAATCTAATCTTTCATATTGTGATGTGCGTGATAGATATGAACATTTTCGTTCAAGATGTACAATTGATGATGATAATGATACTAAAAATAATAAAAATAATGATACTAAAAATAATAATAATACTAAAAAAGCTTTTAGTAATAAAAGAATGAAAAAATATATTAATAAATCAAAAAATAAAACTAAAAAAGAAAAAGGATGCACCGAACCACTCTATGGAAAAAAATCTAAATGTATTATTAAAATAGTTCCTCAAGAAGAAAAATGTAAAACGATACAAATAGATAAAAAATGCATTAAACGTAAAAAAAATTAATAAATTAATAAATTAATAGTTTTAATGCAAATACAATACAATAAATTACGAATTAGCATTCATCTAATGGATCATTGCCTTCTTCGTCGTATATAATGCTGACATTACGCCAGCATGTTTTAAACTCACCATAACGCTTATCCATAAATTCATACACTTCTTTACCCGCAGGCATTCTCTTACTTCCATAATTAGAACTATACCATTGCTTAAATGTTTCAATTAGTTCAGTCTTTTTAATTTTACTACCTGTTTGCGTTTTAATTTTTTCTTTTGCAAACCCGGCAAAATAATCTTGTCGTTCGCGATATTTATCACTGCTTGCCATTACAATTTTACAATCAGTCACTAAGCCTTGTGTTTCGAATGCCCTGTCCACTAATAACGACATGAAAATAGGTGCCCACGCTTTTAATTTAATATCTAAATTCTTATCAACTGGAAATTGATACGGAAAATCTTCTTTTGGAAATTTTGGATCATTGTATGGATCATCCAACATTTTAGCTTTAAAATCAATCATTCGGATTCTTCGCCAGGTTCCATCATCATCTGCCATATCTTCAAAATCAGTGTTTGTACATACAACCAATTTAAATTGGGGGACAAATGTAATAGTATCTTTAAATAAAGCCCGTGCTTGGATCGGGTCTCCACCAGTAATTTCTTTCATAATGCCTTCATTGATTTTATCGCCCTTTGAAGGTTCTTGCATGACTGCATATCTGATTGCATTTAACTGGGCAACTTCAGACGAGGTGCTTCCAATGCTATTACGCTTTTGAGTAATTAAGGTAATTGGTACTGTTCCTTTATAATCGCCCAATATATGCCCCATTAATTCTACAAATTTTGATTTTCCGTTTCTCCCGCTGCCTTTATAAATATTAAACGTTTGATTGTGGTTTGTTCCAAGTAAACAAGAGGCCGCATGTTCCCACATATAATTACGCAATTCTTTATCTGGAAACAATTGGTTCATAAAAGAATTGATTTCTTCCATTTCTTTTGAATAAACATCGTTAATTGTTGGAATATAATCTATATTCGTGCATTTTGAAATGTAATCATCAGGTTGTCCTTTACGATACGTTTTATTTTTGAAATCAACAACCCAATTATTAAAGCACAATAAATAGGGATTTTGGTCTAATTTTTCATTAAATTTACTATCATAAAATAATTCTTTCGCCTCTTTCATAATATTATTTTTCCAACTGGTTTTTTTAAGGTAATTTGCGATTTCACCTAATTTACCAATTTTTTTTTTTAATTTTTCATATTCATCTGTTGAAGAATCAAGTTGAGCCATCTGTATCATTACATCATTTGTCGTGTCTGTATATAATTGATGCATATCTTTTGAAATACGGATACGCAAGGATGTCCCTTGTTCATTTTCAACCCAACGATGCTTGTTATTGTATTCATACCATACATCATTCTTAATACTCTGACATACAAAATTATCCTTATATAGGACATGCAATACACACGCAATGTCAAATTCAGTGCTGGTTTTTAATGATTGTTCTATGAAATAATTTACGGTTGTATTCTTTATTTCATTATATTTTTCAATTGCATCTCTTTTACACCAATACATAATAGAACGTGATGTTAATCCGTCAGGGTTATTTTCGGAAAATCCCGACCATTTCTCATATAAATCATTCACACAATTCCAATCAAAATTACCCTGTTTGTCTTTTAATTGTGAACTAAATTTAAGCCACGTAAGAAATAACGATGAATGGGTATTTGATAAAGCCCATCCAACGCGTATCCAGTTCGTATAACTTCCTTGACCATAATACGATTCAGGCAATGCCATTGTATAATAATGTATTTCCTTTAAACGATAATTATTGATATTTGCATCACTAAATAATTCTTCTTCGAGCAAATTATCCAATTCCTTCTCTGAGTTTATGCTTTGATAATAATTTTTTTTATTAAGATGATTAAATTTTTGATTTGAACTTCCTGTAAGCGATTTTGTGCTATTGGTCGCATTATTCTTTTTATTTGCATTATTACTTTTTATTGTATTTAATGATTTACTTGCTTGTTCAAAGTCATCTTTAACAGATTCATGCATAGCAAACCCTTTATGTTGAGTATACTGTGCCGATAACTTTTTAATATTATCAGTAGTAGAAAATGTGGCTAAGTTTTTTAATTCAATGTCCCAGTTGTTATATTGATTCTTATAAGTTAAACTGTAATGATACTTTATTAAATATGCAAGATGACCTGGTTTTCTTGAACCATACATTTGCCAATTAACACATCCTTTTGTAATTCCTTCATCCAACACACTGTCCCACGTATTTGTAATAGGCAAATCATCCCACATACTTGCTAAGTCATTTATAACCTTATTACGCAATAATACCTGTAGTGCTTTATGCATTTTAATACACATAATAACGTGTATTCCATCTTTGGTCTTATCAGATAAAATATTCACATCACTCTTTTCCATGACAAATACATCCACTTTTGCGGAATCATCTATTTTTACTAATTCTGTCATTTTATCTGCATATAGCATAACCATATCTCTAATATGCTCTTCGGTGTGTTGTTTGCTGGTGATAGTCGTAGGATACCTCAGATCAATATCTATTAGAATTGGTCCATCTGCGATTAATTGTTTCTCCGTAAGATATTCCATATTTCCATTTGTAAATACATGTTCGTTATAGCGGCTGATAAAATCATCCCATTTACTTGATGGTATTGAATAGGACCCTCCATATATTTTTAGAGTTTTATCGGGTATGCGTGTATGGGTGGAAGGATTTGACGAACCATCTTCATTTGTTACCTTGGTTGATTGTAATTTTAAATAATCTTCAAATTTTTTATTATTTAAATTAACCATTTGTAACAATGATAATTATATATTATTATTATATAACTTTAAATAATAAATATTTTATTCAATTTTTAAATAATATATTTTCTTCAATTTTTGAATAACATATTCTATAAACTTTTTATTTTATGTGTCTGTATATAATATAAAAAAACTGAATAATTATAAATGCTATTTTTAATACATAAATTATCTAAAGTATCAGATTAAATCAATTTATTAAATAATGATAAGGATTTGTATAGATTTGTATAGATTTGTATTAGTTACGTATTACCATTTTGATTTTTTAACGTTTATTTTTGGACCAGCCCCACGTTTTTTAATATTTTTGGGATCATACATATCATTCTCATCGTCGTCCGAATTATAATCTTTGGATAAATCCCAAAATTCTTTTGATCCCAATTTAAACTCGCCGTGTGATTCTGCTTTATACCAAAAAATTTGATCATGTAATTTATTTGATTTTGAATTATTATTAATAACTAAGCATTCATAATTCTCCGTGCATTGATCCATTACTTGACAAAACGACTCAAATGTAGGAAACATGCCCGCATAATTCTCCCATATACGTTTTCTATTTGCAATATAAGGCTCTCTTAATATAAAAACATAATCTATATTTGTACGTAAATTTGGAGGAATACCTAATGGATATTGCATAGTGATTATTAACATTATTTTCCAATGCCGACCATTCATGAACAATAAACGCATTAATTTATCCTTTGTCCAAGAAGCATCATATAAACAATCGTCTAATATAACAAACGCACGAGGATCTATTGTACTGCGTTTATATTGTTCTACCTCTTTTTTGATTTGTTTTAAAACCGTTTTTTGTCTTTTAAGAATATTTTCTATAATAGCTGTATTATACTCATCATGTATAAACAGTTTTGGAACATGAGATCCATAAAATCCGTTACCTGCTTCTGTTCCGGATATAACTGTTCCTATAGGAATATCCTGATGATAATATAATAAATCCTGAACTAAATAACTCTTGCCAGTGTCACGTCTACCAATTAAAACAACAACAGGACCTTTATTTTCATCTGGTCTAAAACTAATATTCCGCATATTAAATTTTTTTAATTCTAATGTCATTATTTACTATTTTATAATTAAAATTGTAGGGATATATGTTATTATAGTGTAAATTATATATTATTAATATTATTTATCCGCATAATCTAATATAATTAATTATATTAATTATATTAATTATATTAATATTATTAGTTAAAAGTAATACTTATTTTTATTATATAATTTATAATTAGTAGAAATAGTATTAATCCCTAAATGAACTTTTCTTATAAGCAAATAGATAATAATGTATTGTTTAGCACATTACAAGATCCAACATTAACGAATATTGAAAAAATACAAAATTTTATACCTATATATACTTTATTTTTTAAAGCTATAGATGATACTAATTGTAATAATTTTAATTTAGATCATACTTTATCATTGCATAAAGTAATTCAGAAAGAAACCGAAAATAAATATAATGCAATTCTTATAAATGATAAAATGAAACAAATAAATAAAAAAGTATTTTTTAAATTTAGCCCTTTATTGGATTATGTAAAATATATGACCGGAAAATATAATCAACAAAAAGAAGATTTATTCACTCTTCCATCTTTTTATTACGAGGACGATGATGAAAAAACTAATAATAATAATAATAATACTACTAATAATAATAACAATAAATCAAAATATGAATTACCGCATACAAAAATTAATAATACAAATAA